CCCTCGCCCTCTTTTTCGTTCGGGTCTTTTGCGTCGGCAATCTGCTTTTTTACAGCCTCTTCTTGGTCAGCTGGGACTTCTACGGTTTCGCCAGCTTTAACGGTTTTGCTGACATCTTCGCCGTCGTCGTTTTTGACGGTTACGACCACATCAAAGTCGCGGTCATTGGTTACTTCGACAACCTCTGGCTCTTCGCCCTCGGTGTCTTTGCTGAAATGTTTGCGCATTTTTGCAAGCTCCTCTACTTTATTTTTACTAAACATCACGACCGCATTCGTCCGGCGGTTGAAGTTATCGAGGTAGGCTTCGGCTGCTTCTACCTCGTCTCGCTTCAACTGCTCAGGTGCTTCTTCAAATGCGTTCATGCCAGTGATAAATGGGTCATTGACCAGGGCGACATGCTCCAGTACAATACCGCGGTCGTCGCCGGTTCTGGTATCAATGTAATGCCAGTTGAAGCACATCGATACGTCGAACACCAAGTCCTGCTCTAATCGGTACAAAGCCTCGTAGTCGCGGATTTCCAGCGTAGCGTACACGCCGTCGTCTGGCACAATCTCCAGAGCCACTACTTCGCCGGCGTTGTCTTTTGTGCCACTCCAGTGGTCAAATGGAATACTCACTCGTGGCAGCGTCGGGATCTTGCCGCTTTGCTTGGCCTCAAAGTTAGCTAGCATCTCCTCGGCCCAGGCTTCATCGAGCAGCTCGCACTCCTCGCCGTCAAGCGGAGAATACAGCTGGCCAAACGCCGCTATTTGCTTGCGGAAGCGGCGGCCTTTCCAGTCGCCCTCTTCGCCTTTGTCTTTGGCGGATAATGTGCTGCTGGAGAGCATCACTACCGTTCGCGTATTGTTGTGTTGATTAATCTTGGTCATGACATTTTTTCCTCTGTTTTAACAATAGCATATTTTAATCACTTTTAGGTAGATGGCTGCAGCAGCTGGCTTCCTGCTAATCCACCGGCAATGGTCGGCATGCTAGTTATCTCTGGCTTCTCTTCTTCCTCGACCAGTACAGCAATCCAGATACAGCGACATCTGAAGTGTATCGGTGTTTGCCACGGCGTGGTGGCGTATTCCTCTGGCGTTGCTACCTTTTCGTCCAGCTCGCGGCAGGTCTGGCAGGTTTTCTTGTCGAGGATTGCCGAGTAGACGTATCGGTCAATATCCTCGTCGTACTTCTTAAATGTCTTGGTTCGGCCGGTGTTGATTGATTCGGCCACCGCCACGGTATTGCCTGGCTTGGTGTGAGCGGCCAGGTACGCTAGCAGTGCTATCGCCAGGTCGTCCAACACGTCGTCAATAGCTCCCTCACTGAAATGTCGGCGCGCCATCTCGCTCGAATCCTTGCCGCCAACCAGCGCGGCTATCTCAGCCTCGACATCACCGAACTGCAAGTCGACAAACTCTTGCGCTCGCTCGGCGATTCGTTGCTTGTCGGTCTTGTCCGTCGCCGGCGCTAATTTGCCGAGTTCGTTCGCTGCTGCGGTTTTGCCATAATTGAAGCCGTCCGTCATTGCTGTTTGAAGCGTTTTGAAGTAGCGTTGTCGCAATTCTTGGCTGACTTTGTAGCTCAGCTCCTTGCCTTGTTTTTCAAGCGTTTTGAGCGCTTCCGTGGCCTCGTCTTTGACCGCCTCGAATATCGATTCAGTCTCTGCGTCGAGCGTGTCCTCGAGCGTGTCCATTTTTTTGTCGAGCGCGGACAGGTTTACGTTTTCCTCAGCATCGTTCAGTTCGCGCCGCCATGTCGGTTCGGCGCTGCTCGATAAAAAACGGGAGGATTCCTCTGATCGCGACTTCTGCTCGAGCTTGGCTTCCGCCTGCGCCTTTTCAATCTCGCCTAGGTCAATGCCCATCTGCAGAGCCATGCGCTCCACAATCGCTTGCACTAGCTCATCGGACAGAGCTTCTGGCCGCTGCGACAGGATTTGGTTGAATGCGTCGGAAAGCATGCCGACGGTGCTGTCGGTCAATTTGGCAAACTTAAACCGTGGATAGCTTGGCTTGGCAAAGTTCAGCTCCGTCAAATCAGGTATCAGATATGCGTTGATGTGGTACTCAACGTTCTTCATGATTCCCTCGAGCACCAGGTTGAGGAGGTCGGTTTGGTCTTTGCTCAATGCCCAGCTTCCGCCCGAATTGTCGCCAAGCATGATTGCCTGCGCCAGCACGCTCCTGGTCATCTCTCGGTTGTGGTGGTCGATAAGCGGCATGATATCCACTCGCTGATTCGTCTTTGCGTCGACCATCTGATAGCCAAACGGCATAACTACGGCACTGTTCATCTCGACCGTGTCCGACAGCCTCTTGGCCACATCGCTCATCTGCTCAGAGGTTGCTCGCTCGGCGGCGACTGCAACGCGTGGCGGTATCGATCCGGATTGTGCCTGGAGACGGCCAAAGTAGTACAGCTTGTGCTTCTCCTCGCAGTGGTAAGCGGCCGCAGTGAACAAACTTTCGCCTTTGAGCCAGTTGCGTTCCTTGCTGTTCGTAAAGAGGAATGATTTCTCGACTGGTATGTGGACTGGCTCTTCGCCTGGGTTCACCCGCTGATCCGCTCCGTCGAAGCCGCCCTTGTCGTCGGTTCTAATGGTGATTGTGTTCGCGTCGTATCCGGCAATCTTGCGGTAGACTATTTTGCCGTCGGCGTTTAATGTGTAGACCTTTTCAAAATATCGGTAACCCTCGCTCAAGGCTCGCAACATCTCAGCCAGCACCAAGTGGAATGGCGTTGACATGCCGCCGCGTTCTGGCGGCAACTCGAAAGAATTTCTTACTAGTTCAGCCTGCTCGCCGGTCGGGTCGAATTCTTCGTCAGCCTCAATCGCCCACTCGCTCGCCAAAATCGGCAGCGTCAGCAGGTTGTTGATTGCCAAAAATGTGCCGTCAATGCTGCGCAGCTTCTCAAAGTCGGCCGCCTTGAGCTTGCGGTTGTCCACCGCGTACTTCTCGTACAGCTTCTGCATCTTGGTCACTGCCGAGCCAGTTTGCTGGTCGAGCTTCGGCGGTGTCCGCTTGTCTTTTTTGTCTTTGGCAAATGTTAGGCTGATATTCATTGAGCGCGCTTCCTACTTTGTTATAGCTTTATAAAATCATTGTACACCATAGCCGTTATTTTTGTCGCCTCCTCGCCACGGCGATTCGCTGGACTTCAGCCTGCCGCACAAAGTTGGCGAACGCGTACATCAAGCTGTCGGCTCTGTCTGGCGAGCGGTGCAGGCGTTTCTTCAGCTGCTCTTTGGTTTCCACGGCGATACCCTGCCGCGTAATGTCGTAGCGGATTGCCGATAGCTCGGCGGCCAGTTCGCTGAATTCTGGCGGTATGTAAATCTTGCCGCTCTTGAATCGCTCGGCCAAATTCCACCACAGCTGCGACCGCAGATTGACGAACGTCAGCCCGGTATCGTCTTTGCGCGCCGACGAGTTGTTGAGTATGCCGACCACGCCGTCGATCTTGTCGTGGGTCAGTTTGTCGACCACGCCGCCACCGAGGCCGTCCTCGTCAATGCCGATGAATTCTGGCGCTGGATAAATCATCTTGACGCGGCCTGCTGTCTGCTCGGTGTCCTCTTTCGAGAATGCGTGCTGGTTGGTGACAATGCTGCCTTTGCGTCTGGTGATGACAGTCTTGTCGTCTCCGAAGCGAGCCACGTCCACGCCGACGCTCAGCGGCTCGTCTTTGCTCTGCGCGGCCTGCAGCTCAGCCAGCCGCTCCGGTGTCATTGCCGCCTCGATGAATTCTAGCGGTATGAGTGTGTTGACTTCGGCCGTCGGGAATTGCCCAAGTACGCGGCTTTGAAACATCGGCGTGTCCACTCCCCAGCGTGTTATCTTGTCGGCGGCCCATTGCGGCGTGATCAGGTACGGCGCGACAATCTCTAGCGCCTCCTCGTCCAGGTTTTTCAAGTCCTCGATGGTCTCGATTCCGTTGTTGGTGAAGTTCGGCGTATCGAAGCAGCTGATTCGTATCTTGCAGCTTTTCGGATCGATATGGTGGCTGTTATAAAACGTGCCGCTTAGCTTTGTGGGGTTTCCGATGAACAAAGCGTGAGCGCCGAGTGATGTCATGATGGCTTCAACGGCGACGAACGTTTCTTCGGAGACACCGGCCGCCTCGTCAACGATCACCAGGATATTTCCGCTAGCTGGGTGGAATCCCTGGATCTTGTCGGTGTCGTCGGAGCTAACGCCAATCGCGAACCATTCGTCTGAATATTCCAGCATGGTTTTCAACAGGCGGCCGCTTCTCGCCATTGCTGATTTCTTGTGGACGGCGCGGATCTGTCGCCAGAGCAGCTCCTCGACCTGGCGGAACGTCGGCGCGGTGGTCACCACGTAGCTGTTTTTGTAAGTGTTCAGGAACTGGTGAGCGGCTCGGGCGGCGAGGTGCGTTTTGCCGATACCGTGGCAGCTGGCGACGGTCACGATACGGTTTTTGGCAATCGCTCGCAGCACCTCCTGCTGCTTATCCCACAGGCTGTCGCCGATAATGTTCTCTACGTAAAAGTTCGGGTCTCGTCGGCTGGCTTCCATGACGGCGGCGATGGCACGCGCTTCATCAAGATTCGCCGGCCTTTTCATCTGCTTCCTTGAGTAACTGCTCAGCTCGCTCGGCGGCTTCTACTAGGTTTAAGGTATCGCGTTCTTGGTCGTCGGTTGGCTCGCTGATCTTGTTGATGACGGTTGGCAGGCCTAGGGTTTTTCGCTCACCGTCGATGGCGGCTTGGAGGGCGTAAATCGATTTAGTCACGTCGCCTGTTTTTTTCTGGCTGTCGGCTCGCTTTAGGGCGTTCATGGCTGCGATTTGTGCGTTTCGCCACATACCCAAGTGAGCAGTGTTTCGCTCGGATATCATTTTGGCGTGTTCGTCCATGGTCTTCTCGAGCGCTCTGTCCATACAGACCTTGCGCTTCTCCGTCCACTCATGTTTCGCAGCGTAAATTGAAACAGTTCGATTGCTTACCCCATACTTTTTTGATATTTCAAGTATTGTCATCTTTGAGTTAGTCACGTATTCATGTTCAGCTTGAACCACGTCCCATTTATACGTAGGTATTGCTGTTTTCTTTCGCTTTGTTTTCGTCGTACTGCTTGTCTTAGTCATTGATAGTTCCTCCTAGCCTTTTCTGTCTTAATAATACCAAATTTGTTTAATCAATGCTCTACTACCTCTTACGTGTGGCTACGTGGCTTCTGGTGCGATTGTTTACATTTACTACTTGTGAGTTTTCCACAGGTTACTCGTACTTTATGCGTATTTTATCCGTTTTTATTTGGAATAATGGTTGACTTTATCGCTCGTGTTTGCTAATATAAGAGTACAATCAATTAAACGAAAGGACTACCAAAATGACAACCTTGCAAAGTTACGACACACCACAGCTACTACACATTCTCAATTCCAGGAGCGGCGGCATGGAGCTGGTCGGCACTGAATTCAAAGATGTTGATGAGCTGGTTGACGCTACTCACAAAGAGCTTGACCGTCGCTTCGCTGAGCGTGGCGAGTTCGTCCGCCTGTCAAACAAGCAGAAGACGATGTGCGGCCCTGCATACATCTGCGGTAAGATTATAGACGGCATCATAATTACCACCTACTACGAGCATGATGCAGCCAAGGCTAAGAGCTACCGCCGCTTAAAGTAGCCCCTGGCAAGATAGCAGCCGGCGGGGATTCTCCGCCGGCTTTTTGGCTACCGCCGATTCCGATTCAACACCAGAGATTTCAGCAGGCTTCTGACATCGTCCACGAACTGGTTATAGATAGAAGCTTCTCTCGCCTTAATCACTCGCTGCAGTTTGAGGTACGGGTCATCTGGATCGAGCGTCGAGTTTAGCCAATCCTCGAACATGTCGCCATTGAAATATCCGTCCTTTGTCGACCACGGGAATACTGGCTTGGCGTTCTCTGGCTCGACTTGCTTGGATTTCTTGCGGCGAGTGCCGCGCTTTGACCTATTGTAGTCGCCGCGATCAGCTTTATGAAACACGCACAGCTTGTCGTCAAACCTCACGCAGAGCCTGCCGCATTTTTCGCATGATGGCCACATGGTTAGATCTCCTCGCTTTCAGCCATCTCGATAGCCAGATTTAGCAACGCGTCCAGTGCAGTTTTCCCAATAGCGTACAGATTGCCCTGCATTGGCTGGCCCGTGTCTTCGATGTAGCCCGCCATCCAACCGTTTTTGAATATTCTTGGTTTATCGGCGATGAGCATCAATACACCAGAACAGCAATTGTTAGTTATGCGGTTCGGCAGCTTCTCCAGCAAATAGCCGACTGTAAATCTCGGCGCTTGATCGAACCGATAGATAAATTTAGGATCTTTGACAACTTCTGGATTGTCACCCTCGCGCCGGATAAATAGTCTATCCTCCGGTGTCCAATCCGGCTTCAGCTCGTGCAGCTTTTTGCAAAGGTCGAATGTATGTAGCGTGACCATCTTACTGTCCCTCCTCTCGGTAGGCTTTATCGAGCTTCTCGACCAATTCTGGCCGGCGCTCTTTCAAGCCGGCATAATCTTTATCAAATCCGCGATAGTCTGATATTTTTCTGATTATCTTTGCGGCGGCGGCCATGTGTTTTAGGTTATCGGGGTCAAGATCCCAATCCCAGCCGCAGTTATACACGTCTTGGAGCTCGACTATCAAGTCTAAAATCAGGTTGTGCATGCCGAGGCTGGTCTGCGGCAGCTGCACTGTTTTGTTTTCTGATTCCATTTTCAATCTCCCTATTTGTACGGGGCGCGGCGCTTGTCGCCGCCACCCCTGTAGTTTTATTATCGTCCATTCGCTTCTAGCGCTTTGCGAACCTGGACACCGTCCATGCCGGCCGCCATCATAACGGCTCGGGTGTGATCGCGCTCCAGCTTCTCTCGCTCTTTTTTAGTCAGCTCTCGGTCGTCATTTGCGGTCATTTCCTCTCGCAAAAATTCAGGCATATGCAGCTGCTGCTTGATGACGAATGCCGTGCTGAGGCTGTTTAATATTTGGCGGCGTTCTTTGCGAAACGCCAACAGATAAATGTTTGCTGCATGCTCGGTCTCGATGAATGTCGCCTTGTTGCACTCAAATGCAAAGCCGGTTGGTTTATTGTTGTAGTACAATACATTGAGCGTTTTGTGGTCTTCGTCCATTCCAAAGTTCATGATGACGCGAGCGATGACGCTCACTTCATCTTTAGTCAAGCGGCCAAGTATAAGCCTGCGCTCGGTGATCTCGTCGTTCGTGCCGGCCAGCACCTGATCAAAGTCCAGGTGCTTCTTCTCGCAGATCTGGCGTAGTATTCTTCGAGCGTTTTCTTTTTCCCCGCCAACGCCCGAGCGGGCGAGCGCAACTATTCGCAGGCTGCGCTCGTCAAGCTTCGGCACTTCATCTGTCATCACTCTCGTCCTCGTCGCTGTCATCTTTTCCTCTATCAATTCCTCACCAACCGACACGGTACCCTGATATCGAGCCTTGGCGGAAGCCCAATGCGCCGTTATCATTTTCATTGTCAATTTCTGGCAGCGGCGCTTCCGGGTCATCGATCACGCCTAAGCACAGCAGATATTCTCTGCGATATTTTCGGCCGGCGCGAATCGCAGGGCCTGGCTCGCCATAGTAGGCAATCGCTCCTGGGTTCACTGGGCCAGCCAGCGCCGGTACAAGTCTGCGGCTTTTCAAGTTGTACACCAGATACCATTTTGTTTGAGTGAGCTGATCCCACTTCGGTTTGAAGCCGGTTTGGAGAGCTGCTCGCTGGATTCGGATTTTGGCGAACTGTTTTTTACGAGCGATACCCGCCTCATCGTAGGTCTTGAAAATCAGGCCTAAATCGCGAAGCTCGTTGTCGGCGATGCTATCTGTCCATATCACTTCAGTCGGCGTCATCTGACCGTCAAGCCGCCAGCAGGTGCTGCCTTTAGCAGGCTTGTACAGAACGCTGCCTGGCATTAACTCGACTTCTTCGAACCAATAATCAAAGTTCGCCACTTCGTCTATCTCGAAAAAGTAGGTTTCTCTATCGAACTCGTCAACCTTGAACATACTGTCGTCGCCTTGATCGACTTCGAACATGTCGCCGGCTTTGGCGTTCGGCAGGTCGTGCTTCAGTCTATATCGTGTCATTTTAGTTAGTCCCCTCGAGATTATCGTTTAGCTCTATGACTGAACTGATCTTAGGCGCGTACTCTACGTTGATTTGCTCCCATATCGGCCGCGGCGAACTCCAGCGGCCAAAGTGCCCAAACATCGCCAAACTTTCGCAACTTGGGTTGCTGCGTCCGCCCAAATCCAAGTGTTTAATCATTCCTGCTGGCGACAGATCATAGCCGTAGATGATGTCGGTATTGCATCGCAGCAGGTTTCGCACTTCAAAGCTTCCGTCTGGTCGATAAAGCGTAGCAGTAACTTCTACTGGTTGCGGATAGCCAATAGCATACGCCAGGCGTGTCATCACAGCCTCTGGCCTAAATTTAATAATGCCAGTATCCTGGGCGAAATCGCTTCGATAGTAGGCTAGACAGCGAATCGCTAGGTGCCGCGCCATGTACGCGCCGCTTCGGTCGACTTTGGTGAAGTCTTTGCCGCTGAAAGCTCCGCCGCCGATCGGCACTCGCGGGCCGTAGTTATCGATGGCCAGCTTGCGGCCGGTTAATCCAGTGTCGGCATCAAAGCCGCCAATATTCCAATCGCCGGCTGGGTTAATCAGCACCGACAGAGTGTTTGCTGCAGCAACGTCATAATCAAGCAGTATTGTCGACAGCCACTTCTCGATGATGTTTTTGATCTCGTCTCGGCTCATGCCGCACCAGCTGGCGACGATTGTTTCAAGGTCGCCGTTGTGATCAAGCGTCACCTGCGTCTTGCCGTCTTGCAGTTGGCTGCGGCCAGCCCTCAGGTGACTGCTTAAGCTTCGCGCCAAGCAAACCTCGAGCGGCATCAGCTCTTTGGTCTCGGCGGTTGCGTAGCCAACCATCACGCCTTGATCGCCTGCGCCGTTGTTGTCGACGCCGTTCGCAATCTCGGGGCTTTGCTCGACGATGTTCACGATGATTTTGGTTTTTTCGTTCGCGATTGTTCTGCGAGCGATATCCTCGTAGTTGACTTCGGCTTTCGTGGTCACCTCACCGGCGATCACCAGCAAGTCGTGGCCGCCTAACGTCTCGACTGCCACTCGTGATTTCGGGTCTTGGCGCAGGCAAGCGTCGAGAATCGCGTCGCTTATCCGGTCGCATATCTTGTCCGGGTGGCCCGGCGCCACCCATTCTGCTGTCACTCTCATGTCAGCCTCGCACCTTTGCCAGCAAGACAAATCCGTTACGCTTGACTTCCTTGACCTGATAGCCAGCTGGTACTGCCGGCTCGGCCTTGTGCTTCAGTCCCTTTTTCGTCGAGAAGAAGTAAATCGTGTGCTTCTGCTTATTTCGCAGCGTGGTGACGTGGCTGTACAGATAGTACGTCACGCCTCGACTGCTTGTGTACTCAAATGGTTTAGCTTCCATTCTTGGTCTCCATTCTGGTTATGTTACTTTACCTCTGGTGTCGCCGCTTCCCAATCGTCCTCGCGACCAATAAAGCGAGCATAGCGCTTGCGCACCACATCGACATATCGCTCGTCAAGTTCCATCGTTCGACAAATCCTACCAGTTTGTTCGCAAGCAATAAGAGTTGAACCCCCCCCCAGCGAATAAATCGAGCACCGTCTCGCCGGCTCGGCTCGAGTTCAGAATTGCTTTGGCAGGCAGCTTCACCGGCTTGCTTGTCGGGTGTTCGTATCCCATGACGTTTTCGCGGCCGATCTTCCAGACGGAGGTGTCATCCTCCTCTTCCTCGGTCAGCAGCGACTTCGCCCAGTTCAGCAGCTCCGCGTCGCTTGGCTTAAATTCCCAATGCGTGTACTGCTTGCGGTCGCCATAAAATTGGACCGATTTTCCGTCGGGGACAGTGTAGAGGATCGGCTCGTGCTTCCAGCGGTAGTTGCCCCACCCCATACTTGCGACCGGCTTCACCCAGATAATCTGACAGCGTACGCCGTAGTCGTTTTCGTTCAGGGCATTTTCAAATTCGCGGTGCGTTCGACTGGCGTAGCAAACGTACGCCGGTGCTGTCGGCTTTGAGGCGAACTTCATCGTAGAGAACACTGCTTCCAGAAACTCCTGGAATTTCGCGTCGTCCATGTGGTCATTTTTAATCGTGTTGCTGGTGTTCTTGCCCCGTCCGGCGTAGTTCACGTTGTACGGGGGATCGGTGAATACCATCACCGCTTTTTCGCCAGCCATCAGCTTCTCGACGTCAGCCTCGCTGGTTGAGTCACCGCACATAATCCGGTGCTGGCCCAGCTGATAAACCGCTCCGCGCTTTGACTGATAGGTCTCCTCGATTTCGGGGACTTCGTCCTCAAACACTTCCGGATCCTCAGGTATGTCACCGATGATCTCAGCGATGGTCTTGACCGACTGGTCTTCTGGAATCGTCAGTTCACCGAGCGTTTCAATGTCGATGTCGAGTTCTTGCGCCAGGTCAGCCAGCTTGTCTTCCTCGTAGTAACCATACGCCATATTGTCGCGCATCGCCCACTCGAATGCCAGCTTCGGGTCGTCTGTGTCGAGGATCGACACCCACACATCAGTCACCGCCAGCTTTGCAAAGGCTCGCATTCGCATGTTTCCGCCGACAACGATTCCGCTGCGGGTTACCATGACCGGCTTGATTTGGCCGTCTGGCGTGATGGCTCGAGCTTTTTCGATATCGCGGATTAGCTGATTGAGTTTCGCCGGCTTGATGTCTCGCGGGTTTTTATCCCACGGGGTCAAGTCTGCGAACTTCGCGTAGGTGCGGCCGTCTTTGAGCCGAGTTTTAATCATCGGCTTTGCCTGTGGTTACTTTTTTTGATCGGCGACGGCTGATCCGCCCCCCCCCTAGCGCCGGCGATTCGTGCCAGCTGCGGGTTGGCCGCAAAGCCTCCCGTGTTGCCGTTTCTACCGCCGATTCGTCCGATATCGCGGTAAAAGTTCGGATTGTTTTGTAGGTTTTTAGCCGCGGCCTTTTTGCCACCGGCTACAGTTCCAGCCATGTGGTAGCTCCTTTCGTTTAGTTTATTGTGCTTATCATTATACCGCTTGCTACCCCATATTTCAAGCCCTCTACTTGGGATTCTTGAAAATAAACAGCCAGCTTGGGTTTTTATTTTGTCGGCTGCCGCCTCTGTTTTGTGGTCGAGTTTTCCACAAGTTATCCACAGGTTTTCCACAGGCTCGATTTGACGCGGGGGGGGTGGTGAGTTATCATTGTGGCATGTCGCTGAGCATTGTAGGCTCGCAAATCTCTAACGGGGGCGACGGTATAAACTTAACAAAGCAAAAACCCAGAGTGGCTGCTCTGGGAGTGGTTTTTGCTGTCTTTTTGGGACGGTATAACTTAACTCTTTTATTGTAGCACGCTTGGGGTAGAAAGGCAACACCTAAATGTACAGAACAGTACAGGACAGGACAGCACAGACGGCCTGCGCTACCTTGTCGGAACTGCACATAAAAAAAGGGCTTGACAATAAAAACAAACAAGCTAAAATTACTGTTTACAGTGAGGGGAAATCAAAAAAATCTAAATCTCGCAGGGGCATCACCAATTCTGACGCGAGGTCTTTCGTGATGTCATTAAACGAACGAGTGTTCTGTGATCGGCGATATTTGCCGTTTTACTGCAACGCCGTTTTGAAACTCGGCACGCAGAAGCTTCTCTATTTGCAGTCGATGGCTCTTGATCCAACTGTCAAAAGCCCCGAGCGCATGTTCGCTTGGCTGCTCAAGCAGGAGCTGGAGGCCATTGAATGAGCCGTGCCGACGCTGACGCTCGCGCTCACGAGATGGAAAGCCGCGGTGTTGATATGTCGTGGTACTGGCGCGCTCGGGCCAAGCAGCGAGACGAGGAGCCGGAGGAACTGAATCCGGACGATGGCGCTTCTGGCGGCCGATGCGGCTACATCACCATGTATTTCATCGAATATCACCAGGAATCGACCATCGATTGCTACGCTCACATTTTCACTGTCAAAACCGCCAACGGCGAAAAGCACCGGCTGGCCCAGCGTCGCCGCACGAAAAAGACGGGGGATTCTGTCTACTGGTGTTCGGCTTGCGGCCGAGTTTTCAAAACCTGGGACGACATTCACGATCATCTCGAGTTTTCCACAACCCCATAAAAATCTCGAATAATCTTTGCTGAAAGTGTTGACTTTATCGCTCGTGTTTGCTATACTTAAAGTACAATCAATTAAACGAAAGGACTACCAAAAATGTTATCCTCCTACGAACTCACAAACCTAACCAGCAAAGAGTTGTACGAAAAGCTACAATCTCTCGTCAATGACGAGCTTCTGGAGACTATTAAAAGTAAAGCCGAGGAAACCTGGGAAGAGGACGTGGCTGAAAAAATCCAGGATATCAGAACAGTGACCGACGCTCTTGAGCGCCGCCTGCTGGGTGAGGAGCTTTAATGACGAACAATATCGTTGTGGCGGACGCGTTTAATAGCGTAGTCCGCCCTCTCGCCGAGGGCGACCGCTTCGTGGTCACTTTGCCGGTGCAGCGACCACAGCCGATGAGATTCATAGGGCTTGGCCGCTCGGCCGGCAACTACGCCGGTGTCTATCGGCTTCCAGAGGATTTTCACCCGACCGACTGCATGGAGATCCACAACTACACTGGCCCTGGTAAAGTTCGCCTGATCGGTTATTTAAGAATTGAGGACAAAAATGACAAAGATTAATGTTGTAAATTTAGATCTGCCAACTCCCGCCCCAGTGGCGGTCAATCCGCCGCACGAGTGTCTGTGCGAGTTTCTGCTGATGTCGCCGGCTCGTGCAGTGAATTATGAGGTCGACTGCCCGTTTTACATCTGCGAGTGCTGCGGTGGTTTAATTGATGAAGACGCTATGACGGCTTATAACGAATACTATGGCTACTCTGGCTTTGATGAATGCTATGAGGAGGATTATGCCGCTGTTTAGAAAACCTGAAAATGTTGGCCGCGTCCTCGTCGCTCGTGGCTGGCAAGGTCTGAAAAGTAAAAGCGACGAGGAGCTTCTCATGATAGCCAAGTCTCGGCTGGCCCATGCTTGCCGGCGCGACCGGCTGGTCTGGAGGATCGCTTCGCTGATATCTCCACGAAAAGCCACCGCTCGTCGCCAATCGAGCATATACTACGCTGACGCCTATGCTCTATTCGCGGTCAATGAGCTTATCAATCGACAGCGTAGTGACAGCTCCGACCTCTGATTCTGGGGGAGTTTTCCACAACCCAATAAAAATGTCGAATAATCTTTGCTGAAAGTGTTGACTTTATCGCTCGTGTTTGCTATACTTAAAGTACAATCAATTAAACGAAAGGACTACCAAAATGCGAAAAGCAACCTACCAAGCAACCTACTTTATCAAAACCGACCACGACGCGATAGCTTTCAACAACCCTGATGATGTCGCCGGGCTTCTAATCATGATGGCTAACACGGCCGATTTCATGCTCGAGGACGGCCAAGTAATCACCATCGAACTCAAAAAGACAACCATCGATGGGCGTACCGTTCTGGCTGCTGAGGAGCTTGACGATATACTTCGCAACAAGCTTTATGGCTACAGCGTTCACTTCACCGCAGTCGACTTCAGCACTGCAACCACCACGCTGAGCGATGCCCGATGTGCCGACTTATAGTCGGCACATCGGCCTCCCTCGATGATTAAATTAAACGAAAGGAATCACCATGAAATTACCAAAAATAACCAAGCGTAGCGTCCTGCTCGCTTCTGCCATAGTCGCCGTGACATTTTCAGGTGGCGTGGCCGTTTTTGCTTTCCGCCAAGCTCCTGAGCAGCCTCACGCTGTCACGGAAGTAAAAACAGACGCTAAAAAAGCGAAAAAGGAGGAAAAGCCGGCTACGTCCGGCCAGACACCCTCAGAGGTGCAAACAACCGGACAGACTGACCAGCCTGCTGCTATTCCTGCTGGCAATCGTCCAAGTGTGCATAGCAGTCGAAATACTGAAGCGCGACGACCTGTAGCTCAGCCACAGCCGGCTTCGCCTGCTCCTGCGCCTGCACCAGCACCGTCGCCAGCTCCCACTCCGCAGCAAGGCGCGCACATTCCATTCACCAACAAGCCGGTAACGCCTGGCGATCCAGAATCGTACGCCGGCACAGTCGGCCAGTGTCCGTTTTATGAGATGGCCGGCGAAAAAGGCTGCGTCCCGCCTGCTGGTTACACTTGCAATTCTGACTGGACTCATTGTACAATTGAAAAGTCAAATTAAACGGAGAACTGCCAAATGCAAGAAACGCCAACGCAAAAAAAGCAAAACCTAATGCAGCCACGTAACCGTGCCGAGCGTCGCCGGCTAGCGAAAGCCTACAAAGCTTTCAAGCCAAAATCTCGCATGGTTTGGCGCACTATGAACAAGCATATGAAAGATGCTCAGCTTCGCCGCGAGGCTGAAAAGCAGGAGGCTAAAAATGGCGCTTGAAACCATCGACCAAGCGCTTGCCCGGCGAGAGCAGCCGGTGCAGGAGCACGTTATTGAAATCCCGGCCGATGACGAGCCTGCAGAGGTCAACGTCCAGCCAAAATCTCGCGACGAGTTTCTCAATGCTATTTATCTGGCTCATTCAAACATTTTGCGAGCCAAGCTCAAACTTCGCACCGCGAAAGAAAACCGCGAGGATCTGGTGGGCGATCTCGAGGAAAAACAAGACCTTGACGAGCTGCGTTCCCAGGTTCGCTCGGCTCGCGACAAACTGGCGATTGCCATTTCGGAAAGCCCAGCGGTTCGCTCCGCCGACGAGGAGCTGGAGGCTGCAGTTGCCGACCTCGGCCTGGCTCAAAAAGTGATGTCTGATCTGCTGGTGGTTTATTCTGCCAAGTTTAACAGTCGCACCGTCGATGTCGACGAGCGTCGCCTCATCGTCTTGACTGCAAAGCTCGGTAAAGTAGAGGTTGAGCAATTGTCTCTATTCTGATATCATTGTGTCGAGCGTCAAGCTCGCTCTAGGTGATGCCCACCCTTACCTAGTGCGAACCAGGCGCTTGACAGTTGCTTCGGGTAAAAGCTTTAGAATTGGTAGTTCGATCGTTTAGCCCGAAGCGTGGTCAGCGCCTGGCCTTAAATGACAGTATCCGGAAAGTCCCCGACTGCGAGCGGGGATTTTTCGTGGCAAAAAATATTAAAATATGGGGTTGACTTTTCGCCCGTGTTCGGCTACACTGAAAATAGGTAAAATAAACGAAAGGACTACCAAGTATGACAACACCTGAAATATCAACCGCTAAGCCTGCCGTCGATCCAGAAAAAGACTCCAAGCGAGTTGCCGCGAAGAAGACCAAGGATCTTTACTCTGATGTCGTGCCTCTCGCTGCTGGCCTTTTCGACAAGAACACGCGGCTCTCGAAAGAGAAAATGATTGCGACGCTTCATCGTTCTGTTCTCGGCCTCACTAAAAACAAAGAGGCTCGGCCGATCGAGGATTTAAAGCTGTTTTTGGCGGTGGCCAATCAATACGGCCTGAACCCATTCAAGAAAGAAATCTATGCGGTTTATATGTGGGATTCGTCTCGCGGCCGCGATGAGTTAACGCCGATCGTTTCAATCCACGGCTTGCGTAAAATGGCGCGGGCTGGCGGCGTGTACACTCACACCGGCGCGGCCATCATTACGTATGACCAAGAAAAGAAACTGCCAGAATCTGTCACCGTGCCTGTGTTCGGCCGTTTCCCCGGCGAGACTGCGCCTCACGAAATAACGCGGTATCAGGCGTTCTATGAAGAGTTCGTCAAAACAAATAAAGAGGGCAAGCCGACCGGAAACTGGAGAACTATGCCGCGCGTCATGCTCACAAAATGCGCTGAGGCGAATGCTCTTCGCGCTGGCTTCGATATCGCTGGTATTTATGTCGAGGAGGAGCTAACTTCAAATAACGTAATTGAGGGAGAAACAGTCGATGGCGAATAGAGTTGATCACCTTAGTTATTCTGCCATTATTTCGTTCTTGCGAAATCAGGTAGAGTTTCACAAGCGCTACGTTGCTGGTATTTGGGATAACGCCAAATCGCCGGCTGCAATCGTCGGCACGGCGTTTCATAAAGCGCTCGAGGAATACTACAAAGGAGCTGATATTCAAGCGTCGGTTTCGGCTGGGCTGGAGGAGATAAACTTCACCAGTGACTACGAAATCGACTATGGCAAAACTGGCAGTCGCGAAAAAATGATCAAGGATTACACCACCTTGATAAATAAATACTTTGAGGAAGCTCCCTCGTATCATAAAGTCATCGATATCGAGGCCAAGCTTCGTGAGTCGGTTGCTGGCGTTCCGATGGTCGCCAAAATCGACATGGTTGATGAAGATGAAAACGGCAGCGCTTGGCTTGACGACCATAAAACGGTCGGGGCTTATTCTCCCGAAGAAGAGGAGAACTATAAATATCTCTTGCAGGGCTACATTTATCTGGTTGTGGCCGAGAAGCACTACGGCCGCGAGTTCGCCGGTGTCCGCTTCGGCGAAATTAAACGATCCATCAATCGCGATGGCTCGCCGCAGCGCCGCGAGGTCGTTTATGACCGTGAATCGCTTTTGGCGTTCGCTCCGGTCGCTCAAAAGATAATCACCAATGTGTTTGCTTACGTCAATGACGACCACTCGAAGTTCTTTCCCAACCCGAGCGATACGCTCAGCGGTGTGGAATCGATGGAGCTGGTTTCGAATATGGAGGTCGGCTTTGATGCCGCCCGCGTCAAGAAGCAGGTCAAGGTCGCCGACAAGTTCGCGCCTCGCCATGTCACCGTTGACATCGATGGCTCGGACGGCACGCCAGAGGAGCTTATCCTGCGCAAGTTCACCGAGTTTGGTATCGGCGGTATCTCCGGTGATACTCACATCGGCGCTTCGGTGATTCAGTATACTTTCAAGCCTAACCGCGGTATTGCCATGAGTGCCATCGCCAAGCGAGCCGATGACATTGCCATCGCTCTTCAATCGAAGTATGTTCGTATCGAAGCGCCGATTCGCGGCACTGACCTGGTTGGTATTGAAGTGCCAAATGAAAACCGGCGCGTCGTTCCGTTTGAGGACGACAAGCACCTCAAGCCTGGCACGATGGAGATCCCGCTCGGCGAGGACGTGTTCGGCGAGATTCACTATGGCGACATCACCAAAATGCCGCATCTGCTTATCGCTGGTCAAACTGGTGCTGGTAAATCTGTCCTACTCAACGTGATACTTCACGCTTTGACAAAACAGCTAACTCCTGACGAGCTTCAGCTGGTTTTGATTGACCCGAAGCAGGTGGAGTTGTCGCTGTACGATGGCGATCCTCACTTGTGGAACGATATCGTCACTACACCGGCCGACGCTGCGGAGGTTCTCCACGGCTTGGCCGAGCAGATGGAGGATCGTTACGGCCGGCTTCGGCAGGCTGGCGTTCGCACCATTGATGATTATAAAGGCGGCAATATGCCGCGCATTCTGGTGGTCATTGACGAGTTCGCCGATCTTCTCATGACAGACACTGGCGCGGATATCAAAAATATCGACTATAAAGAATTCGCAGCGTTTATGAACGAGGCTTTAGCTATGAGCCCAACTGGCCGCATTACTCAAAAAATGCTACAGGTGTCGCTCAAAGGCTCCATGAAGTCGTCGGCTCCGAGCTGCGAGACGTCGATTATTCGCCTGGCGCAGAAAGCTCGCGCCGTCGGTATCCACCTGGTGCTGGCCACTCAGCGGCCGAGTGCCGATGTTGTCACCGGCCTCATCAAGGCAAACATTCCAACCAAGATAGCGTTTAGCGTTACCACCGGTATGAACTCGAAAATTATTCTTGATCAAACTGGGGCCGAATCGCTAACCGGCTATGGTGACATGCTGTATCAAGATCCGCGCTCGAAGAGTCTGCAACGACTTCAGGGCTTGTATATTTAATATCGAGAAAAGGAGGGAAAATGGACATTCTCGAAATTATAAACTTTATAATCAAGATGGTGTTGGTGGGCGGTGCTGTCATCATAGGTACATTCATCTTGGCAGTCATCGTCGGTTCGGTTCGCGAGCTGGTAAAGCTGTTTATCTCTGGCCCCGACACGAAAGGCAAGAATTAGGGTGGTTTGTCATGGCAGAAAACAGGCGGCTGCGCTCCGGGCGGCCAAGCTCAAAAAGCAAGACCCGGACTATTTTCGGAAGCTCGCTCAAAAGGTGCGCCGTCGGGGTCGCGATGCTGGCGGCCCGACCGGCTTTGCAACTAGCCGCGAGCTGGCAGTTGCGGCAGGCAAAAAAAGCGGCGAAACGCGCCGCCGACAAGCTGAAAGCCGCCGCGCTGGAGATGATACCGGTGGACTACATAATGCCGCCGATCAATCCGATGGAGACACTGGCTCGGCTGGGGCCGGAGCAGCTGGAGGCGAAGCTAAATGAGCATGCAGCGGCAATCAACCACATTATCGCCAATAGAGGCTGGGGCCACTATCCAGCCTCAAGACATAAAGCTCAATTACGTAATCAACGATGACGGTAGGCTGGTCTCATTCGGCTTCACTGTCCTGGGGCAGCCTGCGGTCAAGAAAAACAACCAAAAGGTCACCTTTCGCGGCGGCCGATCGCGCAAATACAACACGGCCGCCTACAATCGATGGTTAAAGTTGGCCAACGATCAAGTGGAGCTGGCAATGGATATATTTCAAATCCTCGCCTGTCGGGAATGGAAGACGATTGATTTTCCGTTTAATCTTCGCGCTCGGTTTTTCGTCCGAACTTTTGGCACTGTCGATCTGTCGGCCCTTTACGAGGGTATACAGGACGTGATGAAAGACAAGAAGATGATTCTCGACGACAACGCTTGGCTTCTCGTCTCGCATGACGGATCTGGTGTCGCAAAAGATGCCTACAATCCGCGGATCGAGCTTCTTCTCACCCGAACTGACCACGCTGAGTGGCGCGGCGAGCCAAATCCGCGTTATAATGGAGGTGCGGGTTAGGTAGCCCCCGCAAAACTCCTACGCAGCACACCGTTTCGGCGGTGTGCTTTTGGATTGTCCGGAAATTCCGGATAATCTCGGAGTTTTCCACAGGTTTACCTCTGATATGGGGTAATTATCGAATAATCTTTGCTGAAAGTGTTGACTTTATCGCTCGTGTTTGCTA